TCACCTCCTCGGCCTTCGCGACGGCCTCGGGCGGAGCCGCCCGAAAGCCGGGCGAAATGCCCGTGATAAGGCCCGCCGCGAACGCTGCGATGAAGTCCTGCACCCAGCTCGTGCGCTGAATCTCGGGCGTCAACACCGCCTCGAAGCTCAACGCCTCGTCGCTGTCCTCAAGGGTCAGCGTCCGCGCTTTGCGGCTTGCAAGGGGCCGGTCGAAGCTATGCCCGACCAAAAGGTGGATGTCGCGCTCGGGATCGTCCACCGCGAAGCTGAAGGCGCGCGACGCGAATTGCTCCTTTCGCGGCCGCCGCCCCTTGCCGCCACTGTCGAGCACCGCGCGCCTGCCATACGGAAACCGGCCCGAGAGCCGCCGGGAGCCATCCCCGGCGGCCCGCAGTTCCAGCCCCGCGTCCTCGAAGACGGGGGCAGTCATCACGCCGCCGCCAGTTGGATACCGGATACCACGCGAAGCTGCGCCGGCCGCGCCACCGTCACGTCCGCTGTGGCAAGCGCCGTGAGTCGAAGCCCGCCCGATTGCGCGTCGGAGAACGGATCGCGGATCAGATCAACCGCGCCCCACAGACCGACGAAGGCCGGGGCAACGCCGCCGGTTGCCGTGGTGAAAAGCATCGTGGTTTCCTCCGGGCTGCCCGCCGGTGCCGCGAGAGCGTTCGCGCTGACATGGACGTTCGCCGGGAAGGTGCCCGTGACGCTCCGGCCCGCCAACAAAAAGCCGAGCCGGTGGTATTCGCTCATTTGCAGGTCGGAGTTGGTCTTGCCTTCCAAATAGCCGAAGAGCTCGGGCCGCATGAGCGTGCGCACGTCGCCGGGCGAGGTGATCGTGTTCGCCGACATGAACGCGACGATTTCGGCGAGGAAGTTGGCATAGGTCGGTTCCGCGCTCAGGTCCGTGTCGGCGATGCCGTAAGTCGAGGCCCCGGCAACCACGCCCAGCGGTTGACCGTTCGCCCCTGTGCCGAGGAAAATGGCCTTGTCGAGCTCGGCCGACATTGCGCCATTCATGTCACGGCGGATCGCCTGTTCCAGCGCCGCCCCGGATTGCAAAAGCGATTTGCGGGTGACCCGCAAGTGAATGCCCAGCGTGTGTTCCGGCTTCAGCGCCTTGTCGGTCGTGGCATAGGCGGTCGGGCCGGGAACGCTTGCCGTCTCGCCGTCCGCCCATCCGGCCGAAACGCTGGACGTGGTGACGGGCCATTCGGTCGCGCCGCTGCCAATCTGGATCATCTGCGCGCCCATCGTCGCGGCGACGGAGTTCGGAAACAGCCGGTCGATGATCGGCCGTGTCGTGATCGGATCGGGCGTGCCGCTGGCAATGGTTTCGCCCGCGCGCGTTTCCAGCGCCAGGAGGGGAACCGGAACGCCCCTGTAACCGCCTTGGCCGCGAAGTTCCTGCACCACCTCGGCCGTGCGGCCGTCGAGGGTGCGGCCCTCGTCCAGATGCAACGCCACCTGCCGCAGCTCGAAGCCTGCCACCAGCTCGTTCCACTGCCGCCCCTCGCGGGTTTCCAGTTCCTGCCCGGCCTCGCGGCGTTCGGTATCCTCGGCGATCAGCGCCGCGCGATACCGGGTCTCGTTCTGGCGATATTCGCCGTCAAGCGTTTCCATCTGGCGGGTTTCGTCATCGGTCGGGGTCTCTTTCCCGACCAACTCCGCCAGCGCCTGCCGGATTTCCGACTGCCTGCGCTGGATCTTCACTGAATCAAGCATCTGATTTCCTTTCGTGCTCGATAGGGTTTCGCTGCATGTCGCGCAGCAATTTTTTCCAAGCCTCGCGCTTGGGGTCGGGTCGGCCGAGGCCGATCTCGATTCGGGTCTTGCGGGCATGACAAGCGGCGCAGAGACATTGCAGATTGGACAGGTCGAAGGGCGCGCCGCCATCGCGAAGCGGGGTCACGTGGTCCACCTCCACCCGGCCCCGCGCGCCGCACTGGACGCATTGCCAATCGTCGCGCCGGCGGGCGGCCTGCCGCACGGCCTTCCAGCGCGCGGTCCTGTAGAGCCCCGGATTGGTGCGTTTGAAGCGCCCTAGACCCATGTCGGAGCCCTCGACTTGCGAACGGGCTTCGCGATGAACCGTTGCCCCTCGGCGACGGCGAGGATCGCCGCGGCGATTGCGTCGATCCGGCCCGTCGAGCGCGCCTTGGTCAGCTTCGCGTTCATGGCGTCGTCAACCACGACCAGCGCATCCGCCGCCGCCGATCGCAAGAGAAGGCTCGGGACCGTCTGCACCGCGCCGTCGAAGACCGCCTTGCGGAACGCCTCCACATCCTGCCCGCCGTCGCGGAAGCCCTGCCCGCGGAAGACCACCGGCACGCGGATGCCGGCCGCCGCCAGCGCGTCCTGTAGCTCGGCCTGCCGGTATCTGTCGCACACCAGGGCGCGCACCTCGGCGTCCTGCACCAGCGTCTCCCATACCTGCCGAAGCCACGGGCCAACCTGCACCGTGCTCTCGCCCGACAGGCTCAACTCGCCCCGCGCGTGCATCTGCGCATAGCGGTCCTTCACCCCGTCCATTTCGCCGCGCTCGGCGAGGCCGGGCTTGGCCGCGAAGGACCCGAGCGCCGCCAGGAGCCCGGTTTCGGGGAAGTAGATGCACGCCGCGCTCATGGAGCGACTGCCGCCGAGGTCCACACCCAGGAAGGCCGGGCCCAGGCGTTCCGGCAACTCGTCGGGACCAACCTCGCACCCGGTCCATTCGTCCACGGTCAGGAGCTGCGCCTTGCCCGCGTCGGATACCCGCTGATTGAGCGAGTAGAGCCGGAAGCCGGTGAGCGCCTGGCCGCCCCGCGCAATCGCAACGCGCGCCTGTTCCTGCAACCAGTCGAGCGACGGGCCGATGCCGTGCTCGCTGCCGGGGTTCGCCGCCCGGATGCCGTCCAGATCGTCGGCGGGCATCCCGAGGGGCGCGCGGCATTCGATGATGAAGGACCGCGGCGGGGGCGTGTCCAGCATCTGCGAAAACGGGTGCGTGTCGTCGCTCGCCGAGGTCGAGATGATGACCGTCTTCGCGCGCCGCTTGCCCGCCGAGGTCTCAAGCGCGGCGTGAAGCTGCGCCCCCTTGTCGGGATGCCAGTGCCCGAATTCGTCTTCTATGATGAGCGTCGGCGACAGGCCCAGGAGGTTCTTGGCGTCGGCCGCGACGGCGCGGATCATTCCGCCGCCATCCCCGTCATAGCTGATTTCCAGCCGAGGCGCCTGCCGGAACGTGAAGCGCGCCTGTTCCTCTCCCGGCAGGAGCCCGACAATCGCCTGCACATACTCCCACGCAATCCGCGCCTGTTCCTTCACCCGCGCCGCAATGACCACCTGCCGCCGCGGCTGAGGGTCTGACACGCCCATGACATGCGACAAGGCCAGCGCCGCCGAGAGCATCGATTTGCCCTGGCCGCGCCCGACCGACAGGAGCGCCGTCATCGTGTCAGGCGCGAGCACGCCCCGAATGAAGTCTTCCTGAAACGGCGCGAGGCTGAAATTCTCACCGTGCAAGGGACCCTCAGGGACCCTCAGGGACCGGATGAAAGCCAGGGTCCTTTCCGCCAGGTCGTCGGGGCGCGCGCGAAGATAAGCCCGCTCCGCGCGCCTCCCCTCTCCCATCGTCGGGGGCATTGGAACCATCACCGCCGCCCCTCGACCCGCCAGCAAATCACCGCGCCCGCCGGATCGCCGCGCACGGCCTCGACGCGCAGCACCGAGAACTGCGCGCCGCCGGCCGTGATCTTGTCGCCCACCTGCGGGGATATCTCGGGGTGCGGCTGCATCGCCGCCACGAGGTCGCCGGTCTCCACCAGCGTCCCGTTGCGGCTCTCGGTCTCCGCGCCGGTCTCGATCAGCACCACGGTGTAGTCGGCCGCCGTGCCCGGTGTCGGGGGGTACACGCTTTCATCCGCGCCGGTCGCGCGGGTCAGGGTGGCCGAGCCGCCGTAGCGGGCCGCAAGTCGGGCGGTCAGGGCGTCGTGGCGTGCGGTCATGCTGTGCTCCGGTCTATGGGGTATGATGATACCTCAACATGCGAGGGTGCGCTAGCGCTATTCCGCTCCTGCCCCGCAGCCGCCTTGCGGCAGGTGCGTGCGACGCCGCCGCAGGCGTCGCAACGCACCAGAGGGTATAAGGGAGAGAGTATCGCTACGCGTCGCACAGCGTTGCGACGGGGGGTTGCGACATGCGTTGCGACATGGGCGATCATGCCTGAGCCCTCCGAATATGGCGGCGCAGGGATGCGCCTCGGCCATGCTCGGCCACCTCGATCTCGCCTCTCTCGAAGAGCGTTTCCATCGCCGCTGCGAGTTCGCGCTTGGTGCATCCCTCGGCCGCCTTGCGTTTCGCAAAGACGGTCGGTGCGTAGGTGCTGGACGGGCTCGGGGACACAAAGCGGCCTTGCCCGGTATGCTCGTCCAGTATCCTGAGGAAGACGCGTTCGGCCTTTGCAGCCGCCGCGGCACGGTCAAGGCTTGTTTCGGGTGAGACTGGCACGAAGCGGCCGAGCGAGTAGCGGAGCAAGTTCTCGCCGCCAGTGGCCGCATAGTTAGCTTTCGCCAAAGTCAGGAGGCGCACATCTGGATCATCCTCCACCATTCTGTCGCCGTCGCGGGAAAGCACGCGCCGGAAATAGAGGCGGGACCGCACCGCGTTGTGCCATGCCGTCGAGCCGGAATAGCCTGCGCCCGTCTCCATCGCAGACTTGGACGGGTGCGCCAACAAAACAACGGCGCATTCGCAGCGCAGGGCAAGCCCCTTGATTAGGTCCAGGAATTGCGTTGTTTGAGCCCGGTCGTTTTCGTCACCGGGATAGAAGTTCGCGAGAGTGTCGATAGCCACCAGCTTGACGGCAGGATCGCGCGCGGCCTTTTCGAGGGAGTGCAGGAGAGGCGACGGCTTGAAGCCCTCACGGCCTTTTTCCGCCAGCAGCGCGTTCTGCCCGAGCGTCGAGCGCACCATGAGGTCGGATAAGTCGGGCCAATCCAGCCCCTCGGCCGATGCAATGTCGGCGAGGCGCCTGTGAAGCTCTTCGAGGCCATCCTCGGCGGACAGGTAAAGCGCGCGGCCCTTGCGAACCGGCAGGCCGAGCCATGACGTGCCCGCAGCCGTTGCCGCGGCGAGCTGAAGCGCGAGAAGCGACTTGCCCACGCCACCGTCACCGGACAGGAGCGTAACCGACTGATCGGGCACCATGCCATCGACATGAAAGACGCGGGCGGGCACGGGCACGCCGTCGAAGGTCGCCGCAGAAGTGAAACCGTCCATCATGCAAGCCCCCGGCGCGTATGCCTCTTGCCCCGAGGCCAGCCGCCACGCGGTATCTCGGTCGTAGTCGCCGTCATCGTCAAAGAGCCCCAGCACCTCCGCGACGAAGTCGAGCGGTTCCCGGATCAGATTGTCCGGGTCATCCGGCGTCCGGGCCAGGATGTCGCCTGCGTGATCCACGATCACCTGCCCGCAGGGGCCGGTCGCGGTCCACTGGCCCGGCCCGTTCTGCCGCGTCTCGGGCAGGCCCAAGCTCGGAAACCA